GGTACGCCGCGTTCGCCGTCACGTAGTCGGCGAGCGGGGTCGGGGCGGCCTTCTCGTCCGACGAGGGGCGCACGTGCGGGACCTTGATGGCCTTGCCATCCTTGTCCTTCCCGTCGACGAACGTCACGGCCAGGCCCTTGTCGCGGATCGCGCCGACCGTGGCGTCCTCGTTCCACCCGAGCGCCTTGGCGGCCTCGCGGGCGTCCTTCTCCGTCGCCGTCGCCGACACCGTGCTCTTGAGCGTCGGCAGTTCCTCGACGGCCTTCTTCACGTCCTCGGCCTTGCCGAGTCCCTTGAAGATGTCCCACGCCTTCGCATCGTCGCCGGAAAGCACCACCGTCCCAGCGGCGGGGACGAGTCCGGCGAGACGCTCGACTTCTGCTTCGGCTTCGCGCAGGTCGCCTTCGAGCTCGGCCACCTTGGCGTCAGGCTTGTACGGCCCCTCGCCGCGCTGGCGGTCACGCTCCCGCAGAACCCAGTTGTCCGTGAGGAGCTTCCCCACCGCAGCGTTGACCGCCGGATTGTCCGTCGGTGCGCCACGGGCCGCGAGGAACGCGGTGATCTTCTCGGGAGCGATCTTCTTGGCCATGGGTCTCCACCGTGGGAGCAGGGGATTCGCGACGCGTGCGGCTGACGAAGCGAATATGCATGGCCACTCGACGGCACAACGGAGGAGCACCCGCGCCGGATTGCGGGTGCTCCGGCCTACGGAAGGACCGTCCCCTCCTCCTTGTTGATCATCACCCAGACGCACTGGCACCCGCGCGCCGAGGTGCAGCCGTGGTCAGGGAGCTGGCGCGGATCCTCCACCGCGACGACGACGCCATCGAACGCGGCGCAGTGGTCGCAGGTCTCCATGTCCATCACGGCGCTCGCGTACTTCGCCTTGTAGGGGCTCTCGGGCTTGGGCTTCGGGTGATCGTCCGGCACGCCGGCGTCGTCGGCCATGGCGTTCACGCTCGAGTACTCGATGGTGCACTTGCAGTTGCGGAAGCAGTTGCGCTGCCCGATCGGGATGAGCTGCCCGACGACAACCCAGCCGCGCTCCGTCTGGTGGGGACACGAGGACGGGCCCCGGCAGTGCACCGCCTCGCGCGCGAGGACGTTGCGCTCGAGCGTGTTCCCCTTCTCCAGCTCGACCTGGCGCTCAACCTTGTGATAGGTCTCGCGGCCCGCCTGCGTGTAGAGCTGCACCCGGCTAAGGAAGCGCGGCGGCACCTTCTTCGCCTCGGTGATCTCGGTCCGGAGGTTCCGGATCCACGCGTACTCACCCCGCACCACACGCCCGATGCGGCCGTAGTCGGCCTGCGTGAGCTGGGCGAAGCCGCCGCGGGCGGCCGTGGCGGAGTAGACATGCACCTCCTTGGAGATCTGGCGCATGCCGATCTCCCACTCCGGGACCGTGATCTCGCCGGCCACCAGCTGCTCGGCCAGCGCTCGCACACGGACCGAGGCGCTCTTGAGGGCGACGTCGAGCTCGGCCCGGATGGTCGCCTGCGAGACGAAGCGGCCGCGCGCGTCGATGTAGCGCCGGGCCGTCTCGTTCCAGCGGTACTTGCTCGACGTCGAGGTGCGGAGCGCCATCGCTCAGCGCGCCTCGAGTGCGGCCAGCACTGCACTACTCGCCGCGTGACTCCGGCTCCACGGGCTTGGCGTCGAGCAGGTCGCGGAACGCGGGGCTCGCGTCCCGTCGCCACGCGGCGCCGGCGCGGGCGATGTCGTCGGGCGTGATGCGGGCCGCCTCGTCGAGCTCCGCTTCGGTGGCGGCGTCGAACGTGGGCGGCGGGGGCGGGGTGTGCGACTTCTCGGCCATGCGAGCGCTCCCAGTGAGGGATCGGAAGGTAGCACCGGACTAGGCACGTCGACCACCACGGCGTGCGAGATCGACGTGGGTCCGCGGTCTGGCCCTGGCGGCGCGGATCGACTCGGACACTGCCGCCTCGGTGACCGCCCGGACCCGAAAGGCGACCGCCACGACGAGCAGGGTCACGACGATCGCCGTCGCGGCCCAGCCACCCCACGCCTGCACCAGGGCGCCGGCCACGACGAGGATCGCGATCGCGGCTGTGACGAGCAGTTGCGCGGCGATCGTGCGCGAGGCGGCGTCGAGCGGGTCCGTCGAGGGGTCACGGTGTCTCATCGCCAATCGGATCGGGGGTGAGGAGCAGCGCGGCATCTTCCTTGGTGATGCCGATCGCCAGCGCCGCTCCGGTGAAGGTGGCGCCGGCGCCGTCCTGCAGCGCCTTCATCGCCTCGCCCTGCGTCTTCCGCAGGTTCGCCAGCGCCAGCGGATCGGTCTGGAGCGCGGACAGCTCGGCCGTCGTGTCCTCGACGCCGCTCTTTGCCATCGCGCTCTCGCGGGAGAGGAGGCCAGCGCTGTTCTGCGCCCGGTACTCTGCCATCTCGGCCGACGACGCGGGGCCCGCATCGACGTGCAGGTTCACCACACAGCGGTACTTCTCCAGGAAGGACGCGCTGTCGACGCCGGCGCTCATCGCCTCGGACAGTGCGATCGCCGCTTCGATGATGTCGCGCACCATCCCCTCGAGCGGGCTTTTCGTGCCACGCAGATCCTTCTCGAAGACGGCGCGCGCTTGGGCATAGGCGATGCCGCTCGACTCCGCGGTGCTGTCGGTGGCGAGATGGCCCTGCTTGCACTGGCGCAGGAGCGAGAACCGGCCATGCTCGCACGCGTTGATCAGGTACGCCGGGTCGGTCGGGTCCTTGAAGGTGACCGAGGGCGTCATGATGACCTCGCCACCGGTGGTCCCGGACTGGCCAGTGATGCCGCGCAGGTCGGTGGTGATCATCGGGCCGAGCTCGCGCGGCACCGGGTGCAGGTACCACGTCTTGGTCGTTCCCCCGCCCATCTCGACGTCGCGCACCTCGAGCGGCGGGCCTTCGGCCGGAGGGATGTCGAGCCAGATGCCGGACGGCATCGCGTTGATCGTGTACCGCTCCGGGAAGCCAGCCGTCTCGACGACGCGGGCGAGGAGCGTCTCGAAGTAGTTGAGGGTGCGTTGCTGACGGCGCACCGGCTCGGTGACGAGGAGCTGCGCCGTCATCTGCACGATCGGCAGGCGCTTCCCGGTCTTGAGGGGGAACTCCTTCGCGGCGGAGGCGTCCCCATTCTCCTCGACGACCCGAATCACGGTCTCCTCGCCATCGAGAAACCAGATCTCCGCGTGCTTCTTGGTCTGCGTGCCCGCGCCCTGCGCCTGCACGCCATCGCCCGTCTCGAAGAGGAAGACGCCGCACGTCTCCTGCGTGTCCGGATCGGTGTAGACGAAGCCAGTCGCGGGCGAGGGCGCCATGAGCTGCACGGCATCGAGTGCCTGCTCGGGGGTCAGACCCGTCGGCAGGCCGGTCGTCTCGGTCCCGTCCCCCGCGCGTGAGGTCGTGAGGGTGTTGCGGGTGATCCACAGCCGGAGCGCACCGCGGCCCGCCCACCGGCTGCGTCGCGTCGCCTTGCGCACGGCCTCCCAGAACTTCCGGCGGTCCCACCAGGCGGCGATGCGCTCGGACATCGCGGAGATCTCGGCGGCCTGCTGTTTCGCCTCCTTGGCCGCGCGCGTCACGTCCTCCACACTCTCCGGGTCGGGAGTGGGGATCGGCACGCGCGGCGTGAAGGTGATCGCGGGCTCCTTGTCGAGCAGCCCGTTGGCGACGTTGTCGAGCACCTCGCCGATGACGTCGACGGGGCGGAACTGTGGCTCGATCTTTTCGAGCACCTTCTGGCGCATCGCGATCGGGATGAACGTCGGCCACTGCTTGCCCTGCTGCCAGTGGTCGCACTGCTCGGCGAACGCGAGGTTCTCCGCGAACGCCTCGGTGCCGCCGAGCGTCTCGCGATTCAGCGCGGCGAGGGCATCGCGCACGTGCTTGTAGGTCCAGGCGCGGAAGATCGAGGGCATGGGTGGCTCGGTCGGAGGTGATCGCGTTTCGGTATGGCGCTCGGGAGGGTTCCTGGCCGGTTCCCGCGAGACGCCGGACGGTCTACTGCGCGTGCGCGAGGCTGGGCTCGCTCACGGTCTTCTTGTCCTCACCGACGTGGCGCCAGAACCGGCCGTGCGTCGGCTGGATCGTCTGGTGCAGCACGCTGGTCTCCCGCTCGATCTGACGGCCGAACGTGTCGGTCCGGCTCGTGTCCGCACTCACGAAGGCGACGTTGATCGCGCCCTGGATGGAGGTGCCGTAGGCGTTCGTGACGATCGCCTCGTGATCCTGCCCCTTCGGGTCGGTGTAGACGACCGCCGCGCCGATGGCGGGGCCCTGCTGGTCTGTGGTCATGCGGTGCTCCCTGCGTTGATGCGTCCGTCGGGCGCGGGTGTGCGCTCGCTCGGGGTCCTGCTCACACGGTGTAGTAGCTCTGCGAGGCGGGCACGAACTGCCGGCGCTCCCGCTTCCGGATCAGCGGCGCGAGCGCGTAGCGGACACCGTCCCAGATGTGGTTGTGCTTGTCGACGATGATCGGGAGGACGTCGCTCGTGCGCTCGTCCACCTTGTAGCTGTAGTGCCGCGCCTCGAAGGCGGCGTGCACGCAGCGGGGGTGGATCACGATCCGCTCGTACTGGCGGAGGTGCGCGATGCCGTCCTCGACGGAGCCAGTCCACTTCGTCACCGGCTCGATCTTCGGGAAGCCGTGCCGACGCAGGTAGCTGATGGTCTCGGGACGCGCGCTGTCGGCGCGGATCACGTGCCGTGCACTGTCGGGAATCTCTCGCGTCCACGCCGGCGCGATGTCGTCCGTGTCCTGGCCCACCTTGTACGCCTCGCGCTCGATCATGAGGCGGCCGGTGCTCTTCGGCAGTGTCCCGGGCGCGATCCACACACGCACGAGGACGTTCGGGTCCTGCGCGAAGCCGAAGTCGGCGCCGTGATAGGGGCCGTCCCACGAGTCCTCGGGCTCGAACTCCTCGACGATCCACTTCCCGCGGAGGATCTGCGCGTCGGTGGCGGTGCGGCATTCCCCGCCCCAGACATGCGCGGCGGCGTCCGGATCGACCGCATACAGGTAGTCGCGCTCGGCCGCGAGCTCGGCCGGGAACCATGGGTTGTCGTCGCCGGAGACCTTGGCCACCCACGTATTCGGCGGCGGCGTCACGACGAACCGCTGATAGGTCGGGTCGTCCTCGAGATCCGGGTTGAAGTTCACCCAGATCTCCGAGCCCGCCTTGCGGATCGTCGGGATGAGGACGTCCCATGAGGCCTTCGAGACGCGCTCCGCCTCCTCGACCCACGCGATGTCGATCCCCTCGAGCGACTTGATCTTCGTCACGTTGTGACGGAGCCCCTCGAAGAGGAACAGCGAGCCGTTCTCGTGCCGGATCTCGTGCGCCGTCACCTCGAAGCCGGGGAGGCCGAGCAGTTCGATCTGGTCGGTGAGCAGGCGATGCACGGAGTCCTTGATGGACTTCTGCAGTTCGCGGAAGCACCCCACGCGGATCGGCGACTCGGCGGCCTTGATGAGGAGCGCGCGCGCCACCGACCAGGAGCGCGCGGCACCACGCCCACCATACAGCACCTTGTAGCGCATGGGCGCGAAGAGCGCCTCGGCGTACTCGGGCAGCGCGGCGTCGAGGATGATGGACTCAGGCGCTTGCATCGGTCCCTCCCGCGGGACGGACGAAGCGCACGGTCACGCCGGCGGCGATCGGGCCGCCGTTCTTGCCAGTGATCTCGCGACGGTTGGTGTACGCGCCGCCCATTTCCTCGGCAATCTGCTTTGCCAAGCTGGCGGCCAGGACGACGTTTCCGCGCTCCTCGGCCCGGTGCAGCATGCGGGCGAGCAGTCGCACCCGTACTCCCCTCTGAGCCAAGGGTTCCTGAACCTCCTCGCGGTCGAATGCTGCCCGGTGGGCATCGAAAGCCTCCCGCCACTTCTTGGACGGCTGCCCGTGCTCCGGGTGGTAGTTATGGACCTGCTGGCGGGAGACGACGATCCCGAACTCCTCCTTGACGTCGGCGACGATCGTACTCGGCTTATCGTAGTACGCAAGTCGTTGCACGATAAAGCGTTGCTGGGCCTCTGTGAGCTTTGCCATTCAGCCCACGCCGTCAAGAGTGGTCAAGAACCGCGGCGTGCCGTACTTCACGAGGCCGGTCATCGGTTGTGCACGATGACGAGCGGCCGGGTGCACGCCTCCGCCTCGGCGCGGGTCAGCTCGATCAGCCCCTCGGTGCACTTCCAGCAGCTTGGGACCGGAGCCCGCATGTCCTCGGCGAACGAGACGGCGTGCGGCGGGTCGTCGTCGCCCACGATCGCGTCGAGCCCCTCGTCATCGCCGCACTCGTCGCAGGGCAGGACGTAGCGCGGGACGCACCAGCACCCGAGGCCATCGATCGCGTGCTCGTCAATGAGCGGCGCGGCGTGGATGCTTCTGTTCATGCCGCCCTCGGCGGCGGGGCGTCACCTGAGTCACACGGGCCGCTGTGCCCCTTCTCCAGGATGCAGGGCGCGAAGCCGTAGGGCGAGGCGCTCGCCGCCTGGCCGTGACTCGTCCCCCTGCCGCAGGGTGGCTCGGAGCAGTCGATCACGCGGAGCCGCGGCGTGGTGCGCGTCACGCGGCACCTCGGACAGTGCCCCACGTCCGTCCTCTCCAGATGTCCCGCACGGTAGTTGGCGAGACACCGGACTCACGGGCGATGGCTACAGACGCACCACGACGCTCCGATCGGCGCGCGAGGATGGATATAACCTGCTCAGCTGTCAGTTTCGCCTGGCCGTTGCGCTCGCCCCGGCAGTCCTGAAGGTTGAGGCGGTGGGCATGCTGCGCGTTCTCGCGACGTGTCGACCACTCCAGGTTGCTGGCGCGGCAGTCGTCTCGGACGCCGTTACGGTGGTTCACCTCCGGGCGGGACTCATCCGGCACGAGGAACGCGGCGGCGACCAGACGGTGGACGTTGCAGGTCGTGCGACGGCCGTCCTGGCAGAGGTCCACGGCGAGGTATCGCCCACGCCAGCCGGCGCGAAGGATTCGACCGGGCTTGGAGTTTCGCGCTATCGCGACCCGGCGGACCCGGCCCATGTCGCTCACCTCGTAGCTGGGGAAGTCCGCGATCGGAAGCCAGCGCTCAGTCACGCGACCCTCCGGTTGCAGGTGCCGCATGCCAGTTCGACCGTGACAGGAGACACGTCTGGCGTCATGTGGGCAGCCGCGACGAGGTCTCGCGTTCCCTGCGAGACGGCCCCGAGCCCATATCGCCTCACGATGCCGACAAACTCTTCTGAGTCGTGGCCGCGGATCGCGAAGATCGGCTCCCCGGTCCGGCTGTTGAACTTCGGTGAGCCGAAGGCGTCCTCCGCCTGGCCACAGTGGTAGAGCTCATGCTCGACCAGGGCGCAGAAGGCGCGGTCGTCGAGGTGGAGGCAGTCGGGCGCGCTGAAGGTCAGGAGGAAGTGCGGCTCGACGTCGAACCACTCGCGCAGCTGGTAGTCGTGCCGGGCGCGCTTCCATCCGCCGGCGGTGGCCTGGGGGATCTCCGCCGTGGCGAGGACGTGGCGCATCTGCCGGCGGTAGATCGCGTTCGTCCACACGACCCCGAGGCGCGCGTCGAGGAGGTGCGCGTGGTCCTCATTCGCGAGCGGGCCGGTCGCGGCGACGAAGGTGTCGCGGATCCACTCAGCGAAGGTGGCGTCGGGGACGAAGCACTCGGGGCAGTCGTCCGCGCAATCCTCCGGCGGGTACGGGCGCGCGACGACGCCGCGGCGCTCGAGCGCGGACGGTGTGTGGCGCTGCGGCGTGTCCCACCCGATGTCGGGACGGGCCGTGCCGTCTGGAGCAGTGGAGCGGGGCATTACAGCAGTTCCACCGCATCGACACCGAGCCGCCCGCATCGCCTGCACGGGCGGTCGATAAGCTCGCGGATCGCCTCGCGCGTCTCACTCGGCTTGACGAACTCGTGGCCGCCCCGGGGACAGAAGACCCGCCAGCGACTGATGGTGTCTATCGTCATGCCGAATGATGCGGCCGGCTCGCATCATCGTGTGGACATCGAGACTCGTAGCACCCGCGCGATCTTGCGGGTGCCGCCGGGCGCTCGCCTACGCCGCGCGTCGATAGACGAGGCGGTACTCTCGGGGTCCGTTGACCTGATCCGACCGGCGTTCAATGTAGTGACGGCGGATCAGGGTGCTCATGACGTCCTCGATCGTTCGGAGGCTGAAGCCGGTTTCCTTCGCCAAGGCGATCTGTTTGACTGGCCGGAAGTCCGACGGGTCGAGCACGTCGTGCATGAGGTGCAGGTAGATCGTCAGCGCCGGGCCGATCAGGTCCGG